GAAGACAAAGCAATGATGAAGAAAATGAAGATGAAAGAAAAGATGAAAGAGGATGTTGACGCTCTCTTTGCTGACGATTCTACCATCTCAGAAGAATTTAAAGAAAAAGTTTCTACTATTTTTGAAGCGCGTGTTTCTGACCGTGTTGCCCAAATTGAAGAAGAAACAGAAACCCGTTATGCTGGTATGCTCGAAGAGGCAGTTGAATCCATTCGTGCCGACCTAACAGAAAAGGTTGATGACTATCTTTCATATGTTGTTGAGCAATGGATGGAAGAAAATCAAATCGCTATTCAAGAAGGTCTGCGTTCTGAAATTACCGAAGAGTTCATTTCAGGTCTACGCAACCTATTTGCAGAACACTATATTGATGTTCCTGCCGAAAAAGTTGATCTAGTTGATGAGTTGGCTTCTAAAGTTGAAGAACTAGAAACCTCTCTCAATGAAGAAATCGAACGTGGCATTCAAACCAAGAAGGCATTGGTTGAAGCTCGTAAAGCTGAAATCATTCATACTGTATGTGAAGGTCTCATTGCTACTCAAGTTGAAAAAATCAAAACACTCGCAGAGAGTGTTGAATTCTCCACAGAGGATGAATACACAACTAAACTTGAGACAATCCGTGAGAACTATTTCCCATCTGGCGCCAAGCGTGCTGATGGACAACAGTTGCATGAAGAGTTAGAAGGCACAGACGACAAGTTTGTTGATCCAATGGTCGCTGCTGTTGCCCAAGCAATTTCAAAAACAAGAATTTAATTAGTAAAACAAGGAGATAAAAATGTATTTGTCCGAAGGCCTACAAAAGAAGTGGGAAGGTGTTCTGGATCATCCAGACATGGCCCCAATTAAAGATCCATACCGCAAAGCTGTTACCGCAGTTATTCTTGAGAATCAAGCTCAAGAGATGCAAAAAACATCAGGTATGTTGTACGAAGCCGGTTCAGGTTCACCAACAAACTTTGCTGGTACAGGTGGTTTTGGTGGTAGTTCAGCTGCTGGCGGTCCAACCGCTGGTTTCGATCCAATTCTAATCAGCTTGGTTCGTCGTTCATTGCCTAACCTAATCGCGTATGATGTTTGCGGCGTTCAGCCAATGACTGGTCCTACCGGTTTGATTTTCGCAATGCGTACCCGTTATGCTGGTCAGGGTGGTACAGAAGCATTCTTCAACGAAGCTAACACACAGCACTCTGGCGCTAATGGTGCCGTGACCGCTGCGATTGCTGGTCAGTTGACTGCTCTTTCTATCGCTGCTAACACAACAGAAACATTCCTTAGCAATGCGGCCGCTGTTGCTGCAATGACAACCGGTTCTGCTGAAGCTCTTGGTGATGGTGCTGTTGGTAACACCTTCCAAGAAATGGCATTCTCAATCGAGAAAGTTACCGTTACTGCTCGTACCCGTGCTCTAAAGGCCGAGTATTCAATGGAACTTGCTCAAGACTTGAAAGCTGTTCATGGTCTAGATGCAGAAACAGAACTAGCAAACATTCTTTCAACAGAAATTCTTGCTGAAATTAACCGTGAAGTTATTCGTACCATTTACGGTGTTGCTAAGTTGGGTTGCCAAGTTGGTACAACCAACGCAGCCGTGTTTGACCTAGACACCGACTCAAACGGTCGTTGGATGGTTGAAAAAGTTAAAGGTCTTGCTTTCCAAATCGAACGCGAAGCTAACACCATTGCCAAGACAACCCGTCGCGGCAAAGGTAACATCATGATTTGTTCTTCAGATGTTGCTTCTGCTTTCGCAATGGCCGGTCTTCTTGACTATCAGTCAGCACTACAAGGTCAAGTTAACCTAACCGTTGACGATACTGGCAATACATTTGCTGGTACAATGTTCGGTCGTATCAAAGTTTACATTGATCCATATGCAGGTACTTCTTCAACCAACGAATTTGCTGTTGTTGGTTTCAAAGGTTCTAACGCATACGATGCTGGTATTTTCTACTGCCCATACGTTCCTCTACAAATGGTCCGTGCAGTTGATACTGGTACCTTCCAGCCAAAAATTGGTTTCAAGACCCGTTACGGTCTAGTTGCCAATCCATTTGCAGAAGGCACATCACAGGGTCTTGGTGCATTGACTAAGCAATCAAACAATTACTACCGTGCGTTTGCTATCAAAAACATCATGTAATAAAAAGTCACCGTAGAGTGACCTTTAAAGAGGACTCCCTAAAAAGAGTCCTCTTTTTTTTCGCCTAAATAGTCCACTATGACAGCACTTACTAGAAACCCAAAAAATCCAAATTACCTGCATCCTAATAAGTTCCAACTGAACTTCTCTAGGTTACCTAACATGCAGTATTTTTGCCAGACTGTGGTTGTACCTGGTATTTCCATGAGTGAAATACAACAGTCAACACCATTCGTTGACCTGTATAAACCAGGTGAGAAGGCAATCTATGACCTACTGAATGTTACCTTCCTTGTAGATGAGATGTTGAAATCATGGCTTGAGATACATGATTGGATCCGTGGCATGACATTCCCTACAGATTTTAAAGAGTATCGAAACCTAGGCCTACTAAGTAAGACTGCTGGTATACGCCAAGCAGCAGGCATAGCACCGCAATACTCTGATGCAACGATTACAATACTTTCATCGGCAAATAATCCAACTTACCAATTTAAATTTTATGATGTGTTCCCTACCAGTATCTCGTCATTCCCAATGTCAACTACTGATAGTCCAGACACCGCCATTACTGCCGATGCCACCTTCAGATATGCATATTTTGATGTTGCCAAAGTGAACTAAATTTGATATACTCCTAACAGGAGATTTGATATGAACAAACTTGATGAACTGTTACAAATGTGGGCAAAAGATTCTGTTATTGATAGAACTGAGCCTGGTAAAGCATTAATCAATATACCCCAACTACACAGTAAGTACCTGAACATACTTTCTCGGCATCGCCTTCTCACAAAGGAGGCAGAGTTTAAGTATAACAAGATGAAGAAGGTCAAGTGGGAATACTATACTGGTAAACTAGATGATGACCAACTGAAACACCTTGGTTGGGAACCATTTCCTTTCGTGTTGAAATCTGAGATTACTACATACTTTGAGAGTGATGAAGATTTAAACAAACTTACCGCACAAAAAATAATGTATGAAGAGATTGTTGAAGTCTGTCAGAGTATACTCAAAGAATTGAACTCACGCACATTTCAGTTGCGTGACTTTATAGCATGGGAAAGATTCATTCAAGGTGTATGATATACAACTACTAAAGGTCAATGAAGCCTATGTTCATGTTATCTGTGAACGTAATATAGCTCAAGAACTTTCTGATTATTTTACCTTCTATGTACCAGGGTATCAATTTACACCTGCATACAAATCTCGGTATTGGGATGGTAAAATACGACTATTAGATTCAAGAACCATGAACATCTATCGTGGTCTTGTATTCTATATTGAAAAGTTTTGCGAAGAGAGAAAATATACCATTGATGTTGATGTTACATTAAAGGTAACTGAAAACTTCTCTGGAGTTGAAGCACTAGAATTTATCTCAACACTTAACTTACCTTTTGAAGTAAGAGAGTATCAATGTAAATCTTTCCTTCATGCAGTTAGACACAAACGAATAATGTTGTTGTCACCAACTGCATCAGGCAAATCTTTAATAATCTACCTGATACTAAGATACCTGCAACAAGAACACAAGCGTGGCCTGTTGATTGTTCCAACCACATCATTGGTTGAACAGATGTATAAAGACTTTCAAGATTACGGTTATGATTCTGAAGAATATTGCCATCGTCAATATTCAGGTAAAGAAAAACATACAAACAAGTTTCTTACTATCACTACTTGGCAATCTATCTACAAGAATGATGCTGAATACTTTGAACAGTTTGATTTTGTAATAGGTGATGAAGCACACCAGTTTAAAGCCAAATCACTTGCAACAATCATGTCTGGTTGTGTGAATGCTGGTTATAGAATTGGTTGCACAGGTACACTTGATGGTACTCAGACACATAGACTGGTACTTGAAGGCCTGTTTGGTCCAGTCTATCAAGCAACAACAACAAAAGAATTGATGGATAATGACCATCTTGCAAAATTTAAAATTAAATGCCTGATACTCAAGTATCCTGATACTGTCTGTAAGCAATCAAGAGACTGGTCATACAACGATGAGATGAATTACATCGTCCTAAATAAAGCAAGGAACGAATTCATAAAGAACTTAGTTCTCTCTCTTGAAGGTAACACTCTTGTATTGTTCCAGTTTGTAGAGAAACACGGTAAAGAACTATACGAACTCATCAACAAAAATGCCAAAAAGAGAAAAGTTTTCTTTGTATTTGGAGGTACAGATGTTGAAGTTAGGGAATCTGTTAGAGCTATTACTGAAAAAGAAAGTGACGCAATTATTGTTGCTTCTTATGGCACTTTTTCTACTGGCATTAATATTCGAAACCTACACAACATACTCTTTGCCTCTCCTTCGAAGTCTCGGATTAGGAATTTGCAGTCAATAGGTAGAGGGCTTAGAATCGGTGATAACAAGAAGGAAGCAACTCTTATAGATATAGCAGATGATATGAGAGTAGGCAAACATACTAATTATACCTTGAATCATTTCATAGAACGTGTTAGAATATACGATGATGAAAAGTTCAACTACAAGTTTTACAACATAGATTTGAAAAATGGATAACATAAAAATTGTAAGACTACAGAGTGGTGATGACATTATCGCCAACTACACCGAAGATGAAGAGTCAGGTCTAGTACGCCTTGAGAGACCCATGGCTTTATTCTTCAAGAGACTAACTTCAGGCAAATCAATGATGATGATGAGTCCTTGGTTGCCTTTAGAATTGATAAAGGATAACTCGGCTGATTTGTATAGTCAAGACATTCTTACGGTAATAGAACCAAGGCAATCTCTGGTTGAATACTATACTACCGCAATGGATGAGGCACAACAACTCATTGAAGATGCCTCGGATGATTTAGATGATTGTATTCGAAATGAGGATGAGTTTGATGCTGAAGATGAGGACTTAGGTCCTGCTGAACTGACTGAAATGATACAAGAGCTTAAAGGTACTAAAACAATACATTGAAAACGGAACACCGCCATTGTATCGTGATTTAAGATTGTTGTCAAGCGTTATTGTAGGTAAATGTGAAAATATGCCTTGCTAAAGTGAGGTCACTATGTTAGAATGGAATGATTATGAGTAAAAAACATTATGTAAACAATGCAGACTTTCTTACCGCACTTATAGACTACCGTTCTAGATGTGACACGGCTAAGACTGAAGGCAAGCAAGACCCCCGTATTCCTGACTACATCGGTGAATGCTTTCTCAAGATTGCAGAACACCTGTCAAGGAAACCAAACTTCATTTCCTATTCCTTTAGAGATGAAATGATATCTGATGGCATCGAAAACTGCCTCATGTATTTCCGTAACTTCGATCCAGCTAAATCAAAGAACCCATTTGCCTACTTTACGCAAATCATTTACTATGCCTTTCTCCGTAGGATTATGAAAGAGAAAAAACAACTGTATGTCAAGTATAAGGCAACTCAACAGTTTGGTATTCTTGATGAGAATGAAGTGTATGAAGATGAAAACGGTAACATGAAACAGTTTGAGTTATATGATAACATATCAGAATTCATTGAAGCCTTTGAAGAGAGTCGAGAGAAGAAGAAGAAAATCAAGATGAAAGGTCTTGAGAAATTTATTGAACCTGCTGATGCTGAAGTACCTAAAGAACTATGAAAATTTGTATTCTTGGTGACACACACTTCGGTGCCCGAGGTGATTCATTAGACTTCCATACCCACTTCAAACAATTCTATGATGAAGTATTCTTTCCGTATCTGATTGAAAACAACATCAATGTAGTCTTTCAACTTGGTGACTTGTTCGATAGACGAAAGTTTATCAACTTCAATTCATTGTATCAATCAAAAGAATACTTCTTTGACAAGTTGGTTCAACATAACATTACCATGTATGCGTTGGTTGGTAACCATGATATTGCATACAAGAATACACTTGAAGTTAATTCACCAGAACTACTGTTGAAAGAATACAGTAACATTATCATCACTAAAGATTTTCAGACATACACCATAGATGATATTCCTATTGACTGTGTGCCTTGGTTGTGTGATGATAATGAACAAGAAATCTTTCAGAAGATGAAAGACAGCAAATCACAAATATGTTTCGGCCACTTTGAGATTGCTGGCTTTGAAATGGATCGTGGCAATGTATGCAATGAAGGTATTGATAAGGCATCGTTGAGTAAGTATGATGTAGTTTTGTCAGGGCATTTTCATCACAAATCAACGAATGATAATATCACTTATGTTGGCACACCATATGAAATGACATGGGCTGATTATCAAGACGCAAAAGGTTTTCATATCTTTGACACCTCTACCCGTGAGATGGAGTTTGTTCGTAACCCATATAGTATGTTTGTTAAGTTAACCTATGATGATACGAAACAAGATTTTGAATGGTGGAAAGGTTGTGATTTTGTATCAATGAAAAACACCTATGTCAAAGTTGTTGTTATCAACAAACAGAACCCATACCTGTTTGATAATGTTATTGATAACCTATACAAAGTAGGTGTTTCTGATATAAGTATTGTTGAAGACTTTACAGATACGGCACTTGAGAATGACCAAGAATTGATTGACCAGGCAGAAGACACAATGACAATACTTGGTAAGTATATTGATAACTTGACACTTAACGTAGATAATGATAAACTTAAAGCTCTGATGAGAGAAGTCTATATCGAAGCTTTAACTACTGAGACTGAATGATAATATTTCGAAAAATTAAATGGAAGAACTTTCTTTCCACAGGTAACCACTTTACTGAAATACAATTAGATAATGCATCTAATACTTTGGTTGTAGGTTCAAACGGCGCAGGTAAATCTACCGTGTTAGATGCCTTGTGTTTTGTTTTGTTTGGCAAACCATTTCGTTCAGTAAACAAACCGCAGTTGATGAACAGCATCAACAATAAAGATTGCGTTGTTGAGATTGAATTTAATGTAGGCAATAAATCTTTCCGTATCGTTCGTGGTATCAAACCTAACCTGTTTGAAATCTACCAAGATGGTACATTGTTGAATCAAGATGCGGCATCAAGAGACTATCAAGAACACCTTGAGAAGTTTATTTTGAAGTTGAACTACAAATCATTCACACAGATTGTCATTCTTGGTTCAGCATCATTCACACCGTTCATGCAGTTGTCTGCTGCTGACCGCCGGGCCATCATCGAAGAACTTTTAGATATACAGATTTTCTCGGCAATGAATAACATCATCAAAGAGAAATTGACAATCAACAAAGATTCTATTGCAACAAAGAAACATGAAATTGATTTGGCTCAACAGAAGTATGACCTACAGAAACTTCATACTGATGAAGTAGATCAAAATAATGCAGAGAAAGCAATTCAATATGATGAAGCAATACAACTTACTTACGGTGAGATACAAGAGATTCACGCCAACACCGCCACGACTACGAGTAAAATCGAAGAGTCTTTACAATTGGTCATCAATAAGTCTCAAGTTGAAACTAAACTCAAAACGATTACAAAAATTGAATCTCAGATTGAAGCGAATCTATCCAAATATAGAAAGGATATCAGTTTCTTTCAACAGAATGACAATTGTCCAACCTGTAGGCAAGAAATTGCCTTGGGGTTTAAAGAGACTGAACTTGCTAATACCAATCAACGAGTAATAGAATGTGAACACGGTCTTATAGATTTAGAGAAGAAGATTATCGAAGAGCAGTCTAAGTTGAATGAGATGGTTGAAACTCAGAAAGAGATTCAGAAGTTACAGATACTGGCTGCAACGAACAATACTGCCGTGATTGAGAAACAGAAATACATCAAGACAGTTGAGAAACAGTTGGCAGAACTCAATTTGAATAAAGAGTCCACAGCGAAAGAGCAACAGCAGTTACAAGAATTGTTGGATTGTTTGTTGAAACAACAAGAAGACTTAAGAACACTAATAGAAGAAAAGACATATTATGATGCTGCCTCAGGTTTGTTGAAAGATACTGGTATCAAAACAAAGATTGTAAAACAGTACCTGCCAATCATTAATAAATTAGTCAACAAGTATTTAGCATCGTTTGATTTCTTTGTGAACTTCAATCTTGATGAATCATTCAGAGAGACAATCAAATCAAGGCATCGTGACGAATTTACTTATGCCAGTTTCTCAGAAGGCGAGAAACAAAAGATTGACCTGGCTCTGTTGTTCAGTTGGCGTGCAGTTGCCAAGTTAAAGAATTCTGCCAATACTAACCTATTGATACTAGATGAGGTATTTGATTCTAGTCTCGATGCCAATGGCACAGAGTACCTGATGATGATTCTACATATGCTTGAAGGTGCAAATGTGTTTGTTATATCCCATAAGGGTGATGTTCTGCAAGATAAATTCCGTAACTTGATCCGTTTTGAGAAGGTCAAAAACTTTAGTAGGATTGTCAAATGAATTTCCAAAAATACTTGTCACACTATAAAAATGTAATTGATAAAGAGGTTGAAGGCTGGTTCTACCCAAAAGATATCATCATCACTTACGGCATAATGAAAGAGATACAGAAACCACTAGGTGATGTGTGTGAGATTGGTGTTGCATTTGGTAAGAGTGCAATTGCATTGTCTCAATTCAGAGGTGAGAACAAACTGCACCTGTATGATATCTTTCCAGAAGAAGCAAAGCAGACAGCTGAAGCCAACATTCGTAAGTTTGGTAATGCAGACAACATCGAATGGCACCTACAAGATACAACCACACTCAAGTATGCTGAAATGATATATGATAAGAAACTTAGGTTTTTGCATATTGATGGGTGTCACGAACACTCTGCTGTGCTAAGTGACTTGATGATGTTCAATTTACAGATGAGTGATGACGGTGTGATTGCATTAGATGACTTTCAAGACCAAGAATTTCCTGGTGTCAATAGTGCAGCCTTTCAATTCTCTCTATCACCTATCAATTGGAAAAACTGGAGAGTGTTTGCCATCGGTGACAACAAGGCATACATGTGCCAGAAGGCATATCAAGAACGATATCAGAAGGCTCTAGTTGATTACATCGTGAAGGCTAGAAGTGAATATAATGTACCGTTTGATATGCATATGGGTTTGCGGGAACTCCTAGATATCAATGTCCTTATGTGTGATTCCCGTACCAAATGGGATCCAGAAGTAATTAAGGCATCTTTGTTCGACAAACCAATAATTGGGTGACATATGTTACAATTACATCAGTTCACAGATAACAATAGAACGGCAGAAGTCTACGAATCAAACGGCAATCATAAGTTTATGGTCTTGCTTTATATAGCTGATATAGATTATAATGGTGTTAAGTATTTCGACAATGAACAAGAAGCAGAAAACTGTGCAGAGGATTGGGTGTTAATGAAATGAGTGAAATTCTAACTATCAATACCGAACAAGGTATTATCAAAGAAGAAAATATTGAACCGTTGCCATTGTATAATGAGCATCATCCAATGTTGCGACAAGCTGTACCTGAGTATGATGTAACTAGGTTGCCTAACCCTGTCATGTCTAACATGGTCAAACGATTGAGAATGACCATGAAGATGTATAGTGGTCTAGGTCTATCTGCAACTCAATGCGGTGTATTTGAAAGAGTCTTTGTTATCGGCAACGGTGACATGACTATTACCTGCATTAATCCAAAAATTGTGTCACAATCCAACACCGTTAAGATTGATAGTGAAGGATGCCTTTCTTTCCCTGGTTTGTTTCTCAAGATTGGTCGACCAGATTCGATTGATGTTCAATTTTATGATGATAACGGTAAACTGCATAACGCAACCTTCGATGGATTGACTGCTCGTTGTTTCATGCATGAATTGGATCATATGAATGGTGTTCGTATGGTAGAGTATGTAAAGCCATTAGCACTACAGATGGCACGAAAGAAACAACTGAAGTTGATTAAAAAAGTGAAGAGACTACAGAATAATGTTTGATGCGAAAGATGATGTTGAAACACAATGGAAGAAGTGGCAAGAAGCAAATCCTGAAAGCAGTTTCTTACCTGTCGATGAGAATACTCTGCGTGAGCAGACAATCAAAGACCTTACCTATGTGTCAGCAATGGATGTCCGTGAATACACTTTGTACCAGAAATGGTGTGAAATCAAAGATAAGTATCCTACGTTCGTAAACAACACCCTCTTTGGTGAAGAGGTTCAATTAGAAAACCCAGCACAACAGGTTATTGTTGATGAGGTTAAGAACAACATCTGGTTGCCTAAAGATGCTGATGACTATTTGAACCTTGAACCTGTATTGATTTACACCGATGATTCTAGTAAAGTGTTTCGTGAAGGCATTGATGGTTCTATCGTTGAAGATAGAACTAAGCGTAGTGATTTGCCAGAAAGATGGAACGCAGCACGAAACTTTATTTCAACAATGAAGAACAACAGTAACATCGGTCGCAACCTTAACTTTCTTGTTGCAGACAATAAGACTGGCAAGTACCTTGGTGTTATCTGTATCTCATCTGACTTCCTTGATTTAACCCCAAGAGATGCTGCAATTGGTTGGCCGAGAGAACTAAAGACACAAGGCGGCATGATTAATCATACTGCAATCGGTTCTACTATCGTACCGTTTCAGCCACTTGGTTACAACTATGTTGGTGGTAAGTTACTTGCACTACTATGTCTATCTGATGAAGTGCAAAGATTGTGGAAGAAACAATACGGTGATAGATTAGTCGGAGTAACAACTACATCATTATACGGTAAGACAAAGGCCGGCGGTCTATCACAGTATGATAACCTTGACCATTGGAATCCGATGGGCTTCTCATCAGGTTCTGTATCGTTTGAACCAAGTAGAGATACACGATACTCAATTCGTGAGTGGTTGAAGACTAACCATACCCGCAAATACTTTGAGTGGTATGTTGCAAAGAAATCTAGTGGGCAACCACATAAGCGTGACCATAAGAATCGTTCGTTGTCGTTCGTATACAGTAAGATGCAGATTCCAAAACAACTAATTCGTACCGAACATGCAAGAGGCATCTACTTCAGCCCACTCTACAACAATTCTTTTGAGTTCCTTCGCGGTGATATCGGAGAGGAACAGTTAGTCAAATCGTTTGATACCAGTTATGAAGCATTGACTAAGATATGGAAAGAGAAGCACGCTCGTGGTCGTATTGGCTTCCTCAAGAAAAAAGGCAAGGTATCTACCGAAACTTTGTTCTATGATGACCTTATTTACCTGACTTGGCAAGAAACGAAGGATAAGTACCTTGGTCAAGTAGGTCGATAGTTTGCCGCATTTGACTTGTGGTTGTAGTATAATGTCCTTAATGCGGAGAGTCCGAGACACCCTATCCCAATAGGCAGACAGGTTTAACTCCTGTGATCCGCTCCAAGCCCTTGATTCTAAAGGGTTTTTTAATGGTTGACAAAACACTTTGTTTGTGTTATAATGGTGTCATATTAT